AGCGGCCACTTGCACACCTGCTCGATCGGCGCGCCGTGCACCACCTTGCCGAAGCGATCCTCAGGGAACCAGTCCAGCCAGGTGCGGAGCGTCGTCGTGGTCAGCTCGCCGTACGTGTTCCGGGTTGCGACCCACCGGGAGCGGCGCACGCCGTCCGGGCCCGGCTCCTGTTCGCAGGCGCGCGTCCAGATCTCCCAGCAGCACCCCACAGACTTGCCCGAGCCGATCGGGCCGCGGATCAGGCGCACGAAGGCGTTGCTCGCGTGGAAGCCTTCGAGGGTCGGGCTCGGGGTGTAGGAGACGACAGTCACGCGTTGCGCTTCGGGATGTTGGCGATGTAGGAGATCGACGCATGCAGCGGGTTGTCGGGATCCCCCGCCACCGTCAGCGGCAGCACGCGCGAGACCAGCGCCATGAACGCCTTCGGGTTGTCGAAGGCCTGCATGCACAGGTACTCGGCGCCGCCGGCGTGGTGCAGCGCTTCGAGCACCATGGCCTTCACGTCCGCGTTGATCTTGCTGACGGCACCTTTCGGCTTCCCGGGGTTGCCGGGCCCGAATCGACCCGTTTTTTTCGGGGGTTCGTTGCTGCTCGCAGTCATGTCAGAAGCCCTGCGCCAATGTAGCCCTGTCCGAACCACCGGCGGATCTCGCGCCGCGATGGCATGCGGAAGGTCGTGCGGTAGCGCTCCCCGCCGAAGGCGAGTGTGATGTGCGTCAGGCGGGGGTCACGCCGGACTCGCCGGCCCCGAGCGATCTTCACGCCGGCTCCTTCTTGCGCCGCTTCTTGCCCTGCATGGCCACGCGCTGGAGCGGCGACAGCAGGGGGGCGAGTGCGCGCAGGTCGATGGACTTCGGCGACTGGTCGACGGCTTGCCGCGCCCGGCGATGGCCGCGGACGACCTCAGTGAGCGGGATCTCGGCGCGGGCCTTGCCGGTGGAGGCGCACCAGAGGGCGACCAGCTTCTCCCCCCGGTAGAACAGAGGTTGGACGTCGCGCTCCAGGCATGCGAGGGCGCGCTCGGAGATTCCGAGCTCCTTCCAGATCGTCACGCGTGGCAGGCCGGTCGCGAGGATCTGTGCGATCACCTGCGACCAGTTGGGGGCTGTGGGGATGTCTCGGCGCATGCTCTCTCCTCAACGACTTCGTTGTTGTGCCCTCAGGCGAACCACCGCTGGACGTGCTGCCAGACATCCACGGCGCCTATCACAGCCAGGACGCCGATCACCAGCGTGATGGCCGCCAGGGTTCCAAGGATCTTCGCGTCGGCGTAGGGCGCGTTTGCCGGGTCGTCGGGGTCTTCGGTCATCGCACCATCTCCGAGACGTAGTCGCGCACCAGGCGCAGCAGGGTGACGATCGCGTCGTTCCACTGCGCGCCCGGCCGCATGTGGTCCTGCTCGAACGTGTGCCCGCAGTTCTTCGCTGCATACCACTCGTCGAACGTGAGGTCGCGGCGCGGCTCGTGGCACTCCCACGGGTTGGGGATGTTCTCGGTGGTCATTTCGTCCCCCAGCCGTTGAGGCGTGGAACCAGGTTCTGGGCGTAGTAGACGGGCTGCTTGAACGCGCCCGGCTTGCCGCAGCGCTGCACCATCTCGTCGACGGCGTTGAGGCCCGGATGGCGGATCGGGCGCAGCGCGGCGTCCAGCGCGACGTCGAACCTGCCGAGCGGCGGGTCAACGACCCATGACGGCCGCCCGTCGCGCCACGAGTTGTCCAGCTCCACGCACTGGGTGATCTGCCCGCGGATCTCCGGGATCACGCCCACGTACATGGCGAAGTCGCCCTTCTTGCAGTTCATGCTGTGGTCTCCATGGCCCAGTGCGCGATGAGGACAGCCTCCGCGCGGTTGTGATCCTTCACGCGTGAGAGCGCTGGCGTGGCGCCCGGATAGAGGCGCATGGCGCAGCGGCGCGATTCGACCTTCTCGTCCTTCCCGCCCTTCAACCCGAACAGGCGCTTCCACTTCCGCGGCTCGACGACCAGCACGTTCTTGCCGAATTGCGCCGTCATGAGCGCGCGGATCGCGCCGAACGTGTCGAAGGTGCTCGCGATCGTCGTGGAGGGCATCGAGGGCATCGGGATCGGCCGCTCGATGCATGCGCTGACGTGCTCCATCGCGAAGTGATGCCGGGAGGACCAGTCCCAGACCTGCTTTCGCAGGCTCGCGACGTCGATCCATGAGCTGACCTTTGCCTTCTCCATGCCGTTCGAGCAGGTCGGCAGGTCGATGAGCTCCAGCAGTCCGCCGGGGCCGATCAGTGCGGCCGCGCCGGTCAGGCCGGGATCGATGCCGATGGTCAGCATGCGATGTCCTCCGGCGACACATCCTGTTGCCCCACCGCCGGGGCATCGGAGTTGCCGCATTCGCTCGTGGCCGTTTCACCGCCGATCAGAGCATCACCATGAGCCCCCGCCTGGGGCTCGTCGCGGCGTGCCCCGTTTCCGCAGCATTTGCTGCAAAGGGTTCCAGAGGGGATGTAGGAGTCCATGGCTTCAGGCCTCCCGATCCTTCAGCTTGTATTTGCTGACCCGCACCAATAGCCCCTCTCCCGCGAGATAGCCGAGGTAATCCATCGCGCTCCGCTCGGAGACATCCAGCTTCATCGCGGCCTGGGCGATCGTGATCTCCCCTTCCGGGTTCAGAGCGAAGTACTCGCGCAGCTCCACGAGCGCGGCCCTCGTCGGGATGCGTGTCTTGCGTTCTGATGGAAGCAGTCGTTTCGGCATGTCAGCCTCCGAGGTTGAAGACGCTTGAGTTCGCCTTGAATGCGGAGATATTCCCCTTCCGCTTCAATTGCCCGATCCGAGCCGGGCTGACGCCCAACCGTTTGGCCTGCACCGAGTAGGGCTCCGTCGATCGCTCGATTTCGATGCGATCGGCGAGAGAGATCTTCCGGCGCTTCGCATTCGCCAATTGCAGGACATGAATGCGAGCAGGCGTGCTGTATGTCCCAGCGGCGGAGTAGTACGCCCCCATTTCCTTGCGAGAGCCGTAGCGGTTGTGATCTGGGTTCACGCAGTCTTGCGGCGACTTGCAGTGGTTGCGCGGGAATACAACAACCCAGAAGGAAAGCTTTTTCACGTTGCCCGCCAGGACCAACCCAGCGCGCTTGGCTGACACCTGAGTTCGTTTGCCGTCAATCCGCACGACAGCTCGCGGAAGTTTCCCGTTGGCAGCGATATTCAGCCGCCAACATTTCGACTCCTCGCAGACGCGGCACCAATCTCGCAGAGCCTGAAGCGACACGAGGGTTCCGAGATAGGTTCCAACCGGCTCTTCCGGTTTGAAATTGTTCTTCATGCGGCCTCCAGCATGTCGAAGAATCGGGGCGCCTCGCGCCCGGTCACCGGCGGAACGATCACGACGACCGGCTTCTCCTCGGGCTCGGGCTTGCGGTACTCGAAGGCGAAGGCGCGGCATGCGCGCTGTGTCGCCTCCAAGGCGTTCAGGTGGTTCTGGTTCATGATTCGTCCTTCTCGGTCTCGCAGAAGGGGCGCACCGGCTCTTGCGTCGGGATCGGCACGCCGAAGGCGCGGACGCGCTCGGCGGCCTCTCGCTTGAGCGCCGCGGTCTTTGCCTTGCCGGCAGCGTCGGCGCCCTCCTCTTCCCCCCCCTGCGTCAGCCACTCGCGCAACTTCAGCAGGCTCTCGCGGACGTGGTCGGGGATGCCTTGGGACATCGTGAGCAGCGGCGTGGCGCCGCGCGGTGCCGGGAGGGCTTCGTAGCTGTGCGGCGGGATCAGTCCGGCAATGACGGCCTCGCCCACCACGCGCGCACGTTCGCGCGGGTCGTGGCCTTCGCTGACGCTCCATGTGACCGGCGTGCGCCGCTGGCGAGCCGTGACGATGATCCGCTCGTATGCCTCGATGAACGCCTTCCGAGCGGCGACCTTGTCTCGAGCATCAAGCAGCGGTTGCGCGACGCCCAGCGCTTCGGCGATCTCCGGCGTCCACACCACGGTCTGCGATTCGTCAGTCGACCGGAACGCGATTGCCCAAGCCTCTTCCGAACCCGGGCGGCCATCGGCCCCTTCGCGAGCCTCAAGCTGCGCGATCAGGTCCGCAGGCGTGGGGACATAGCGGCCACGCTGGGAATCGCCGACGTGGGCGTCAAAGGCTGCGCGCACGTCGGACAGCGAGAAGCGGGCGAGCGCACGGAAGTAGAGGGCGGTGTTCGCCGCCGACGGCTCGTAGTTCCCGCGGCTCAGGAGCGAGCAGACCGCGCCGAGCATTTGCTCGAACTCGTCGAAATCCGCTTCAAGCATCGATGATCTCCCGTTGGTTCCCGAAGAGGAGGCGCTTCGCCTCCGCGGTCTTGGCTGCCTTGCGCATGGAGTCCGCCTCGGGGGGGGATCGCGCCGGCCCGCGCTCCGCAGGCTTCAGCCAGTCGGCCTGGAGGCCCTGCGATCCGCGCATGCACCAGACCGCGAGGAAGCGTTCGAGGGTGAGTCCCGCCTTCCCAGCCTCCTCCCTCGCTCCGTCGAGGACCGTCTCGGAGACGGTCGCCTTCTTCGCCTTGCGCAGCGCGCACCAGTCGCGCCAGGTCTTCTCGGTCACGTCATCCGGCCGGGAGGGAAGCGCCGCGCGCTCTCTTCGGTTCCCTGACGGTTCCTTTGACGGTTCATTGATGGTTATGGGTGAACGTGGTTCGGGGGTGGGGTGAACCACGTTCGGGGGTGGGGGCGAACGACGTTCGGGGGTGGGGTGAACGTCGTTCGGGGTGAACGTGGTTCGGGGTGAACGTGGTTCGGGGGTGGCTGTCAGCCAGTAGACCGTCGACCGCCCATGACGCGGCTCCCGGCGCACGTAGCCGGCATCCTCCAAAGCGAGGATCGCCTTCTGCACCGCGCGGTCGCTCAGGCTGCATTTCTCCATGAGGGCGGAGACGGATGGGTAGCACTCGCCCTGGTCGTTCGCGGAGTCGCAGAGCGCGACCAGGACGAACTTCTGGGTGGTTGGGAGCGGCGTCTTGAATGCCGCCGTCATGAGCTGAATGCTCACAGACCCAACTCCCAGCGAAGCCGCGCCTCAAAGTCCGCGCGCTCGGACGGATAGGCGCCGGGGTTGTCGCGATTCCAGATCGCCATGCGCCGGGTGAACTCCAGCCAGCGAGCGGCGGTTTCGTCGGGTGATGACGCGTCGTCGTTCATGCGTCGATCTCCTGTTGAATGGGGGCAGGAGCCTCGGGCGGGAATAGCGCGGCCTGCTTCTGCGTCTCTTCGATTCGGCGGCAGGCGATGTCGAAATACTTCGGCTCGCGCTCGACGCCGATGAAGCCAAGGCCCATCTGCGTACATGCGACTCCCGTCGTCCCGGAGCCCATGAACGGATCGAGCGTCATGGTGGGGCGGCCGGCATGCTCCAGACACCATCGCATGACAGCGACCGGCTTCTGCGTCGGATGCTCCTTCCCATCCTTCATGGCAAGCGCTCGCGCGTAGTGGATCCTGCGAGCCGCCTTGTTCTGGCTCGACCATGCGAGTTCAAAGTCCGCCAGGGAGAAGCCGTCCTGGCCCTTGTCCCACGCAAGCCATTGCATCGTCGGCGGCAGGTAGTCGGTGAAGTAATTGCCGCCCCATATGATCTGCAGCGGCGCCGCCGATCGCATGAGATCGAACACCTGACGACCCGGCCGATCCTTGTCCCACCCGTCGACGCCGTAGTCCACCCAGCCATCCTTCTGGCTGTTCCGGGTGCGCGCGGCGTTGATCCCATAGGGCGGATCGGTGATGACCGCATCCACCTTGGGCAGCGTCGGGAGGATTTCGAGGCAATCCCCGAGGTACAAGGTCGCCGCTCCGATGCGTTCGATTCGGCTCATGCGTCGGGCTCCGTGAGAAGGTGGGGCGCGTTGCGCATCACGTTGGCGTGCAGCCACTTGTGGTACTCGTAGGCGACCGGATGCATCAGCACGTAGTCACTGGGGCGCACTTGCAGGCCTAGCAGCGCGAGAAGGCGGATCACCTCCACGACGGTGCCGTTCTTCATGTTGGAAATCTTGGTATTCGAGGTGTCCATGGCCTCGGCCAGCGCGACACCTTTCCCCGGCTTTTCGATTGCACGCAGAAACAGGGCTTCGCCTTTCCGTGCGTTTTCATCGGCCGTGAGCGACAGTGAGGCCGCCATCAGAACAAACCTCGGGGGAGCAACAAAATGGACGAAGACGACATCGCGAACGATCCGGTCTTCCTGGCCTGGGTCAACATGCGCGAGTTCCTGGAAGACCTGGCGCAGCACATGCGAGAGGAGGCGCGAGTCGCCGAAGAGGCGGCGCAGCGGTTGGCACCCGGGAGGTGAGCGCTATGCATGGCTCAGCCCAGATCCCCATCCCAGGACGCGCTAAAAAACCCGCCGTCACCACACTTGATGGCCGCACGGGTCTTCCTCTGATCCATCGCAAAGAAGCAGTTCTCGATGCGGGAGACGCCATCCCTTCCGATCGACAGCGCGTAGTCGGCGCTGCCCGTGAAGTGGCAGCCCTTAATCAACGCGTGCTTTGGCAGGAGCAGGCCGCTATTGAGCACGTAGTGCCCCGGCGGGATCGTGTGATGGCGATCGAGGTAGCGCTGCAACCACGGGGCATCGTCCGTGCGGATGATCTTCATCAGCGATTCGGCGCGGACGACTGCGGGCGCGGCGATCAGGCCGGCGATGAAGGAGCGACGAGAAAGCATCTAGGCGCCCTCCCCTGCGGTGGCGTCGACGTATTCAGCCTTGAAGGCTTCCCATGCGCGCTGCATGCGCTGCTTCGCTTTGCGCTCGATGGCTTGGCGAGCCCTCTCTGCATTGAGGGAGGCGACCTTGCGCGCGGATTCGAAACGGATGGTGGCGATCACCTCGCTCTTGCTGAGCCCACGGAAGACTTCTTGGGCGACCCGCTCGCCCTTCGCGGCAAGCGCATGAAGCACGGCCCGCTCAATTTGGGAGCTTCCTGTGAAGTCGACGATCGGGCCGAGGTGGTACCACTCGATGAGTGCGCCGTATCCGCGGCAATGCTGACTCGCCCGCTCGCGGGGCTTGCCGGTCATCCCGACTTTGATTCGCCCATCGGTCAAGCCGATTGCATACAGCCACTTGCGGCTACCGTGCCCGTATCCGCCCGGGAAGGGATTGGGGTACTTGCGCGGTCGCATCGCTCAACCCTCCGAAGTGGCGGGTTGAGGTGCGACCGATCGGGACTGCTGCTGGTTGAGTTGCGGGAGCAGAATGTCCGCGTGCTTCAGCTTCTCGGCCGCGGGGATGCCGCGAACGAGCCAGTTGTGGACACGCTGTTTCGTGTAGCCAAAGCGAGCCGCAACCTTCGCGGCGCCGCCCAGCTCGCGGATGAGGGTTGCGTCGTCGTTCATGACGACAGTACACACCATGTGAATTCAAAAGTCAACCCGGTGTGTATCAACAAAATGTTTACTGGAGCGAGAATGCGGCCGATGAAAGAATCCGCAAAGCGCCTCCTAGACGCGGCTCGCCAAGCGACTCGCACCTCGGCCGCGCCAGTGACTGACTGGGCGAGCCTGGGCAGTCACATGAGCGAGAGCAAGCAAACGATCTCGAACTGGAAGGCCCGCGGGGTCTCCCGGGACGGAGCGATCAAGGCCGAACGTCTTTACGGCGTATCGGTTGACTGGGTACTCACTGGTCAGGGGCTCGGGAAAACATCACGTTCTGATGTTCCGCGGG